TATTAGCTGTAAGTTTCATTTTTTATAATTTAAAATTCCTCCAGAGATATCCATTAATCCTGTTTCTCTGTTTAGATATTTATATTCTATCTTAGTCAATTCAAAATCTTTTGCAATCTTTTTACAAACATCTTCAGCATCAAATTCACCGCAAGAATATACATCAAATTGTATTAATGCTGGATTAACTTCTGTCCAAGTATGCATTACGATGTGTGAAGTTTCTATGATTGCTGCAACTGTTAAACCTGTATTACCTGGTACATCTAAAAATTTTGCATATGGTCCCATTAGCACTTTCATTCCTATTGAATCTACAAATTCCCTCATCCAATCTACGGCATATTCCTCATCCATAGGAGGACGTTTGGATTCAGCGCGCACAATTAAATGTTTATGTACTAGTAAATTAGTCTTCATTTAACGCCAAATATACTAAAACACCTATGATTACAATAGCTATGCCTAGGGTTTCCATTATTTAGGTTTTATTATTTTTCCAATAGTTTTAGAACCATCAGCATTATGAATTATTTCAGCTTCTACTTCACCACACATAAACTGTTTATTATCCATAGACATATTACGAGTAGCTTCTCTTTTATGCTTTAAACACTCAGATATTGAGTCTTGAATTCTATGCTCTACTAATTCTCCGTTTATAAATAAACAAAGTGCTATAACTGCTTGTAACATTTTATTTTCTCCAATACTCCGTTATCTGTTTCCACTCACATTCAAAGTCTTCGCAAGTGTAATCATATTCCTGGAGGGTCCCTGCGTTAATGCCCGTTTCCATTCCCATTGCTAAATTTAATATCTCTTGTTGCGTCTTTAAGTTTTTCAACATCTTTTTTTAACTTTTCAATATCATCTCTTGCTGCTTCCAGCATAACTTTAACGTGTAAATTTTCATCTAATAACTGTTGTTGTTTTTCAGTATCTTCAGCCAAAGCTTCTAATAAAAAAAATTGTTCTTTGTCAACAGGTACCTGATCTGCCTTCTTTAATAAATCTGCTTCCATTAACTGAAGTCTTGTCTCTAATGTATTAATAGTATTAGTCATACCAATATACATATACACAGCAAAACCTGCGCCAGCGATAATCATCCCGAGCGTTTTTAAATCGGTTTTTACTGCTGTCTCTTCTGTTATCTTTGACATAAACTATTTATAGAATCCGTCAAAAATCCAATCAATGAATTTTTGCCACTGTTTCTTAATCCATTTAACCATAGTTTTCTCCTCTGTTGTAGGTATCTCTTCTTTACAACCACATTTTGAACACTTACAAGTAGTGCATTCGCCCATGCCCGCAAGACAGTGACACCTATGATTACATTTATTACATTGTTTATTCACAATATATTCTCCAGTTAGTGTTGATTAGCGCAGAATTAATTCGTGCGAAGTTAGGTATTTTAAAGATTAATTATTTTCAGTCAAGAAATATTATCCGTAAATATCGCCCCAAGTATTACCAGATTCGTAATCTACTTTGTTAGGTACAGATAAAGTTACAGCATTTTCCATAATTTCTATTATCTTTTTTGCTTGTTCTTCTGATGCTATGGAAATATCTAATTCGTCGTGTATTTGTATATGTGGTATGATTCCTTCTTTATATAAATCTAGCATTGCTTTCTTAGTCATATCAGCAGCAGATCCTTGAATTAATTTATTTAATGCTTTGTATGTGTAGGCTCTTCTTATTCTTCCTCTACCATAAGTTCTTTCCGCTTCTTCAAATGACATAGCTTTATGCATACCAAATTGATTTGGTTCCCATTTATCAAACCTACATCTTCTACCAAGTAATGTTCCTATTGATCCAGATGTTTGTGCGTGTTTAGAAGTTGAATTCATTAACTCTCTAACAAAAGGTACGTTCTCGTGATACTGATTAAATAATTCTTCTGCTTCTGCTTTAGTTTGTAAACCTAATTCAGCTTGTAGTTTTGCTTTACCCATTCCATAAAACAATCCAAGATTAATTGTCTTAGCTTGTGTTCTAGAAATTTTTGCCATATCAGCAACTGTTTGGTGAAAGTCTACTGAGTTATCTTTAAATTTTTCTACAATCTTTGTTACTGATTGATCAAAAGAAATAGGTTCTGTTGTAGCTGCATAATGCACAACTAATCTTGGTTCTTGTTGTGAGTAGTCAAAGCAACCCCATTTGTGATCAACTTCAGGTAAAAATAAAGATCTTATCAATGGACCTAATTCTTTATTTCTTGCAGGTATCTGCTGTAAATTTGGATTAGAATAACTAAATCTACCTGTTACAGTACCGCCTGTGTCTGATCTAATTGGATTAATATCTGCGTGTATTCTACCTCTATGTTCGTGTTTTAATATAGTATCTATAAATGTAGTATGGGCCTTGTTTAATTCTCTGGCTTTTGCTATTTTCTTAACTAATGGATTTGCATGTGTTGAAAGGAAGTTTTTAGTAAATGATGGCGCACCAGTTTTCTCTGTGGTTTCATAAGGTAAAGAAAGTTTTTGAAATACTTCTGCAATGCTTCTTGCTGCCCATATTTGAGGCTCTATGCCTGTTTCTTTTTTTACTTCTTGGATTAAGTTTTCTTCTTCTGTGCTTAATTTTTTCTTTAATTCATGAGCTTTTTGAACGTCAACACGTACGCCTCTAAATTTCATATCAATTAAACAAGGAAACAACTGTGTTTCTAAATCAAATATGTTTGTTAAATTTTGTTTTCTTATTTCTCTAGATAATGTTTTAAATAATTCTAATGTAAGTTCAGCATCTTTTTCTGCATAAGTACCTACATACATTGCAGGTAGTTTGTACATTTCTTTTTTAGCATCTATGCCCCAGGAGTCTGCTGCTTCTTTCAAAGCTTTTTCATCTTTAACTTCTCCAAGATAATCAAACGATACACTGTTTAATGAATACCAAATTCTGTTTTCATCAATCAATGATGCCATAACCATTGTATCAATGATATGACCATTTAATTGTATTCCATATGATTTAATCCAACAGACATCATACATTGCGTTATGAAATATTTTTATTGCATCTGTTGCACAAACTTTTTTAAACCACTCAAGTACAATTCTTTTATCTAAGTTACCGCCACCTTCGTGTGCTATTGGATAATAACCTGACCATCCATCAACAGCTACAGCAATACCTACAATCTCTCCTCTGCCTTGTATGGCACCAGATCCTCTTGATTTTAAATCAGGATCTTTTGTTTCTAAGTCGATTGCAATATACTTTGCATCTTTTAAATCTGGAAAAGTTTCAGGACAATTCCATTCAGTGGCTGCTTCAAAAATCATTTATACTCCTAAAATATAATATGCTAAACAAATTGCCATAATTAAAGTTATGTCGATCAAACAAAGTTTATACATTATTTCTTTTTATTCTTTTTGTTATAACATTTTTTACACATATAGCTATAGTTGAATGCAATATTTTTCTTTTTACAAACAACGCATTTAACGTTTATCATCTTTAAGCTTTAAGATTTCTAACTCACAATAGTGAATTATTTTTTTTAAATCTTCTATTCCATTTTTATCCTTGTACCTACAAACGTACTTCACAACGTTCCCCTGAAAGAACGAAAGGTTATTTTTTGAAATAAATTCATACGGCTGAATGCAAAAATCTTTATAATGACTTCCGCCTACTTGCCTTTCTTGTGGAAATGCTTCTTCAAACATTTTTTTATTTGTCATACTATTGGTCCTCCTATGTTATATTGATATTCTGATGTCACCTGCGGTAAATACAGTTTTTCTTTTGCTCTTGTTATACCTACAAAAAACGTTCTGTGTTCAGGATCAGGATTTTTTAATGCTGATTCATATATGATTCTTTCAATGTCTGTAAATAAAACAACATTTTCTGCTTCTTCTCCTTTTACACTATGTATTGTAGATACTTTTATTTTTGCTTTCTTCATTAAATCATCGCCTGATTCTAATAAATTTTTTATATAAACCTTGCTTTCTTCTGGAAAATTTAAATGCTCCCAGCTCCCCGTCGCTCGCAACCCGTAATGTTCTCTAAGTTCTTGCATATCAACCGAGGTAATGGACTCTAGTTTTTTTTCATTCTTAAAGCCTCTCGCTACGTGCCGCTCGGTGCTAAGATATTGCCACAAGTCTTTGACATCATCCTTATTCACTCTAGCATCTTGATTCAATCTTTGCCAAACCCTATATGCATTTAACATATCACTAGGTAATAATTTTTGTATCTTAGAATCAAATCTTAAATTTAAATTATAAAAATGTTCCATCAAAGGTTCTAACATTTTATTAGTTCTAGCTAGTACCATCCATTCACCTGTAGTAAAATCTATTTCTTCAAATGCAGCATCATAATAAATTTTGCCTTCAGCATCTCTAGGTTCCCATTTCTTATCTAGTCTCTCCGTCATATAAGGAAAGATAGACTCAGCTAGTTTATGTATGACTTTAGGTACTCTTCTAGATTTTATTTGTGGATCAAAGTTTCCTTTTAAATTTATAAATATCTTAGGATCCGCACCTTGAAATGTATAGATCGTTTGATCATCGTCCCCTGCAATATAAGATCTGCTGCATTTACTCTCTATGTAAAAGAACATATCCCATTGCAAAGGACTTAGATCTTGTGCTTCGTCTAGAAACACAACGTCAAGAGGTGGGCATTTTTCCTTCTTAACAAACTGTGAAATCATATCGTAGTATTCAACCATACCTGTATTTTCTTTATAAACTTTTAAGTCTTCTTCTATCTGTTCAGTTAAACTTGTTTCAACTGTGTGATACATTTCTAATTGTATTGATGCTTCTTGTATGTCTAGCTTACGGGACCTAGCATATTCTATAATTTTCATATGTGGATTTATGTATTCTACATAACCAAATTCATTTGTTCTTGCTTCAAAGGACAAATCTCTACAATAAGTAGAATAATTTTTAAAACCATTCCATTTGTTTCCTTTTAATAATTGCGTGTTTGTATTAATTCCTAATTCATTACTACCTAAAGAATGCATTGTACCGATGTGATATAACTTATCTGATATTCTTCTTTGTGCTTCTTGAGCTGCAGCATTACTAAATGATATGTAAACAATTCTCTTAGGATCTGTTTTGTATTCTGTCAGTTCCTTGTTTAAATATTTAGTCAAAGTAAATGTCTTACCTGTCCCTGGTGGTCCAGGAATAATTGTTCTAAGCAAATGGAGCCTCTTTCATTTTTTCTTTTCTTACTGGTGGCCTGTCTACTTCAACTGCATCAATAACTAGATGTCTTGTGTTTTTACCATCTAATACAGTTTGAGTTTCTTTTGCACCAAAGATATCTTGTAACATCTTCATTGTGTTCTCGTGTTTAATATTCCAAGATTTACTTTTATTTAAAAAATTCCAAAAACCTTTAAATTTAAAATAAGTTTTTCCATTTTCTGTGAATGCAATATTTCTTCTAATATCTTCTTTCTTTTTACCTGGTGCTCTAGATACATACTCTGTAAGTAATTCTCTAAACTGCACATCTGTTTTTATTGATTCTGGCGCTTCGATAGGTGTAGCAGTTTGTAATAATTTATTAAGTTGTTTTCTCCAAACTAATTTAGCTATAGGTAACATCGCTTGATTAATTTGTTCTACACATTTTAATGAAAATTTATCAGGGTCATGCAATTCTGCTGAACTTACCTCGACCATATCCTCACCAATAGTTACATAATAGATAGGTGGATTAGACGTGTATTTTCTTATTTCTTTTATTTCTAAGCCAGGACTAAAATCATCACCCACACCAAATTCTTGTTTTACACATAGTTTAGAGTTGCAAAAAGATGCAATAGGTTCGTCTTTACATTTGTATTGATAGTCTTTACCATCGATGGACTTTATTAAAGTATCTATTTCCTTTTTGTCTAGTGGCGGTTCACAAAACTTATCATTGTAATTAAATATCTTTGTGTCCCAACTATCTGGAAATCTTTTCTTTACGTACACACCAAAGTTATACATCGCATTGTTTCTCATACCATTTGGTATTCCTTTTTCTGACAACATCTTTAAACAAGGTGGAGCACCTTTTAATAGATCATCTTCTTTATCTTCTATAACTTTAATTTGTACTAACTCTTGTTCTGACAATGCAATCTTTTCATAGTGATCAAAAAATTCATTTATGTTCATTGCAGTTCCATCTGACTTAAATGCATAACGTAATGTTTGATCTACATTGTGATAAGGTAAGTTTAAAAAACTACCTGTGTCTCCTCTTTCTGTTTTAACTTGATTTTGTTTTGGAAATATTTCTGCTCTAGCATAACCTAATGTGGAAGCTATATCTTTTAATTTATTTCTTAGTATTGCTGCAGGTACAAATTCTTTTGCAAATAAAAACACGTGTGCACCTCCTGACTTAGATCTAAAAACTGTTAGTGGAAATTTTTTTGCGTTAATTTTATCTATTAATTGTTTATGATCTAAACTGTAAATATCTATGTCTATGCAGGCCCATTTACATTTATTGTCCGCATTGATTGGAATAATTCCTAATGCAGGATCAACACCTTGTAGATGGTCTTGCCACATCTTATCTGTTGGTGGTTGTTTGGTTATAAATGATTTTGTCTTATGCTTGCCTCGTTCATCATACTCTTCTGTTTTACGAGTTTGACCATATGCGCTTTCTGATCCCTCAAAGATATTCTTAAATTTTTTTATGTCTGTCATGCCCTGTATTTATACTGTTAGTATGGGGAAGAGGATTTCTCTTCCCCAAAAAGATATTAACTTCTTTTAGCAAAGCTTGTGTAAAGCTTCTTAGCTCTATCATACATAGCTGCGTCCTCAACTTGACCAACCTTTGCTACATTCCATCCATACCACTGATTACCTTTTCCTGTATTTAATACAGAAGATAATTTATAAATATGGCTGAATGAAGGTGGAGTATAAGATCCATTTTTACCATCTAAAACAATAGACTTCATCATGGAATTCCACTTTCTGCTAATTTTACCTTGAGATGAACTCATAGATATCATTGCAGTCTCAGAACTTTTTTCTCCTAAGATAATTACAAAATGTTGTCCTACAGTTAATATGTAGTTACCGTTCTGCAATCTATCTTTACCATCAGGACCTTTAGTTGTTTTATCTAAAATGTCTGATGTATCAGGATATATCATTTCTGGTCTACCAGAACCTGTTCCATAATCGGACCATTCTTGGTATTCCAATTTATAGTAACAAGGAATTACATTTATTCCTTTGTCACCACTGTATAACTGTTTCGTAACAGTATTTAAAAACATTCCAGGTTCTGCACCTTCTACGTAATTTTGATTACGTTTCTGTGCTTCCGCTGAACCGTTTTGTAAAAGTTTTAAAATAGGTGGAGCCAGTGATTCTGTCTTCACATTTTCAAAACCTAGTTGTGCATCTTCTTCAAATAATGAAGCTGATGGAAGCCCTGCGGCTTTCTTTTGTGTCATCGCGTTTCTCGTATCGCTCATCGTTTATCTCCTTGTGATTTTTGTTTGGTTACCTGCAAACGGTTTAAATAGGTCAGCGGGAACATCAAGTCCAGATTCAAGACGTTCCCTGACCAGTGCCTTGAGTGTCATAGGATTTACTCCAACTTTCTGGACAGGTTCAAATCCTTGACCTCGTGCAAGGACAGCATAATCTGCTGCCTTGTTATCTTCGCCACGACCAAAGGTAACGGTAATATCATTTTTGATAATATCACCCAGACCGTTGTTACGAAGCCATTCAAAAGCTGCTTCCTGTTGATCTTTTGGAATAGATGCGCCGTAGACTTTTTTGACTTCTACCGATTCGCCATCTCTCAGCTTTAATTTTGTAATTTGCATTTCATCCATCATTGTAGGAATTTCAAATGCGGATAATTGTAATGCTTTCTCTTTTAATTTTTTTATAGACTCTTCTGCGTTTGCAATTTCGTCTTCTAAATCTTTTAATTCAATAACTTTATCTGATAATTTTTTTGCGGAATCAATTTGCTCAACTGATTGCATTCTATCATTTTCAAAATCTATACTCATATGCCTCCTTTTTTTGCTTTCTATTCTTTCTAATATAGTCCCTTAAAATAATATTGTCAAGGGTTTGTTTCAGTCTTTTTATATAAATCAATTTCAACAGGGTAGTACCTTCTTTCTTGCTTGTCCCATTTTAATAAATTAAATTTGCCATTAGTTATATCAGAAACAATAGAACACGCAACTCCAATTATTGCAGG